TAATGGTTGAACGGGGGCTTCGGCCCCCGTTTCTCCTTGGAGTTTTAGATGGCTGGTGCTTGGACGCGCAAAGAGGGCAAAAGCCCACAGGGTGGCCTAAACGAAAAGGGCCGCGCATCTCTTCGTGCTGAAGGTCAAAATATTAAACGCCCCGTAACTGCCAGCGAAGCGGCGAGTAGCCCGGCGGCAGCCCAGCGGCGGGATAATTTCCGCAGCCGCATGTGCGGGATGAAAGAAAAGCTGACTTCTGCTAAAACTGCCCATGATCCGAATAGCCGCATCAATCTTGCGCTGAAGCGTTGGGACGTCAAATGTTAACCCGCCTGCACATTGACTGAAGCGTTGACGCTCTTCATGTGCAGAAAATATTAAGGAGCTATCATGATCCCAATCGTAATCACCGCCGGCCCGTTTACTGCGGCCAGCGCCACTAACATCCGCACGGCGTCTGCCGCCCCTATCGGCGCTCTTACGTTGAATGGCAGTTTGGTCTCTGGAGGCGTTGCCACGCTCGACACGACTCGCCGTATTTTGCTTACTTTTGCCGGTGATGGCACTGACAAAAATTACACGGTTGTCGGAACGAACGGTGCCGGAGACACGATCACTGAAGTTATAGCAGGCGTTAATACAACCACTGTGTCTTCTGTTCTAGACTACGAAACGATCATCTCGGTCACGGCAAGTGCGTCCTTGGCGAGCAATCTCTCAATTGGCACGACCACAGTTGGCGGCTCCAGATGGGCCCGTCTGGACAATGAGTGGGCTCTGCCGAACTTGTCTGTTCAGGCCATTGTCTCTGGCACGATCAATTACACTGTTCTGATGAGCTATGACGATCCCAACTCGCCGACCAACCCGGTCGCCGCTGCGGACATGACTTGGTCGACGTTGGTTGCTGCTGCCGCTGCGACTGCCATCACTCAGTTCGCTTACGCTCCGACCTGGGTCCGCGTTCAGGTTAACAGCTTCACTGCCGGTGCCGGAGATGTCACGACAACGCTCGCTCAGACCGGTGTGGTGCCTCAGTAAATGACCACCAGCGGGACATATGCTTTCAATCCTTCGCTAGGCGAATTGACGCTCTATGCGTTCAATCTTTGCGGTATTCGCAATACGTCTATCGTTCAAGAGCATATGACCAGCGCACGCATGGCGACGAACTTGATGTGCGCTAGGTGGAGCAACCAGGGCGTCAATCTTTGGAAGGTTGATCTGGTCTCCACCTCGTTGGTTACCGGCCAAAGCACCTACAACGTCGGCACCAACACGGTGATGATGCTGGATGCGTACATTAGCAACGATAACTCTGGTGCGAGTATTGATAGGATCATCCTTCCGGTAAGCCGCACGGAATATGCCAGCTATCCGAACAAGGAACAGCAGGGCTTTCCAACTATTTACTGGTTTGATCGTCTTCTGTCGCCGACCGTCACGCTCTGGCCGGTGCCGAATGTCGATAACGGGCCGCAGACTCTGAATTATTACCGAGTGATTCAGATTCAGGACTCAAACTTCGTCAGCGGGCAGACGGTAGACATCCCATTTTTGTGGCTTGAGGCATTTGCGTTTGGTTTGGCGCAGCGTCTGGCTATGGTTTGGTCGCCTGACAAGCTGCCGTTGCTCAAGCCGCTTGCTGATGAAGCGTATGATATCGCCGCGAGTCAGAATGTTGAGCAGGCGCAACAGTACATTTCTCCGCAAATCGCTGGATATTTCCGTCCTTAAAGGTGTTAGCCGATGGCATATGCCTCTCGATCTGGACGGGCCAGGACTAGCGCAAGCAGTCCGCAGGCATTTGCAGTCTGCGACCGCTGCGGCATTTGGCACAACCATGTCAATCTGCGTTGGCAGTTCGACTATCGCGGTACAACGCTGCAAAACATTCGGATTTTAGTCTGCAACACTTGCTATGACACGCCGCAGTCGCAGCTTCGCGCAATTGTTTTACCGGCGGATCCTGTGCCGATCATCAATCCGCGTGTTGAATCTTACGCTTCTGACTCGACAGATCGTCGTCAGGTGTCAGGTTACAACACGACAAATGTGACGACAGGCATTCCTGTCCCGATGGGCGACACTCGCGTCACCACCCTAAATAGCACGGCGACTGCTAACCCTCGCGTAACGCAAGAAACCGGCGAGCCACCGGGCGGCAAGAACCAGCTCCCAGGCACCGATCCGAATGCTGTCACTTACAAGAATGTCGTCAATGTTTCGAACAACGGGTCTGGCCTGATTCGGATCACTGTCGCCGTCACGTCTGGCATGATCACCAATCAGCGGGTCATCATTAAAGATGTCCTTGGTGTCACTGCGGCGAATGGCACTTGGGTGATTACTGTCATCGACAACACGCATTTAGATCTTCAGGATTCCACGTTCGCGGGGGTCTACACAGCCGGCGGATATGTTATAAACAACCCCAGCTTGCCCTACGGATTTGATGAAATTCCCAAGACAGGACCGCTCTAATGGCTAATGTTCAGATCCCGAATTTGCCTGTCGCCACTTCGCTTAGTGGTACGGAACAAGTTGAAATTGTTCAATCGGGCGCATCTCGCCGTGCGACGACGCAGGAGATTGCCGACCTAAAGGGAATTGGCCCGACCGGTGCGACTGGCGCAGGCGGCCCCACAGGCCCCACTGGCCCTACAGGCCCAACTGGCCCTACAGGCCCGACCGGCTCCGCTTCCACCGTAGCCGGCCCGACCGGTCCCACCGGTCCTACCGGTCCCACTGGTCCCACTGGCCCCACAGGTCCGACCGGTCCTACAGGTCCCACCGGCCCCACTGGTTCAACTGGTGCGACTGGTCCCACTGGCCCAACGGGTCCGACTGGTCCTACAGGTCCCACCGGCCCCACTGGTTCAACTGGTGCGACTGGTCCCACTGGCCCAACGGGTCCGACTGGTCCTACCGGCCCAACTGGTCCTACGGGTCCTACGGGTGACGCTTCTACTGTTGCTGGCCCCACCGGCCCCACCGGTCCTACCGGTCCGACAGGCCCCACGGGCCCTACGGGCCCGACCGGTGAGACTGGTGCGACGGGTCCGACCGGTCCGACCGGTCCTACTGGCCCGACTGGTCCAACGGGCCCTACGGGTCCGACCGGTGAGACTGGTGCAACGGGTCCGACCGGTCCGACCGGTCCCACTGGCCCAACGGGTCCTACTGGTCCCACAGGCCCCACAGGTGCTGACTCCACGGTTGCTGGTCCCACCGGTCCCACAGGGCCCACAGGCCCCACAGGCGCTGATTCTATTGTAGCCGGTCCGACAGGCCCGACCGGTCCGACCGGTCCCACAGGTCCTACGGGTCCAACTGGCTCCGCTTCTAACGTAGCTGGCCCAACGGGTCCTACTGGTCCCACTGGTCCCACAGGCGCTGATTCTAGTGTAGCCGGTCCCACTGGTCCCACTGGTCCGACGGGCACGGCTGGCGGCACAGGTCCCACTGGTCCCACTGGTCCGACCGGCCCCACGGGTGCTGACTCCACGGTTGCTGGTCCCACGGGTCCGACAGGCCCGACTGGTCCCACAGGTACGGCTGGCGGAACCGGTCCCACTGGTCCGACAGGCCCGACCGGTCCGACTGGCACAGCGGGCGGAACCGGCCCGACTGGTCCTACGGGTCCCACTGGTCCTACTGGTCCCACTGGTGCCGCCTCGAGCGTGGCTGGTCCGACAGGGCCCACAGGTCCCACGGGTCCTACGGGCTCCACAGGCGATGCTTCTACGGTTGCAGGCCCGACTGGTCCGACCGGTCCCACTGGTCCGACTGGCACAGCGGGGGGAACTGGTCCCACTGGTCCAACTGGTCCCACTGGTCCAACTGGCACAGCGGGTGGAGCGGGTGGAGCGGGTCCCACGGGACCGACTGGACCGACTGGCACAGCGGGTGGAGCGGGTGGAGCGGGTCCCACGGGACCGACTGGACCGACTGGCACAGCGGGTGGAGCGGGTGGAGCGGGTCCCACTGGTCCCACTGGTCCCACTGGCACAGCGGGTGGAGCGGGTGGAGCGGGTCCGACCGGCCCCACAGGCCCGACCGGAGCGCAATTAAGTACGATTCCTGAAAATGCAAAGGTCGCCGGCTATACCTTGCTGGTGACCGATGTTGGAAAATACATCAGCATCACAACCGGCGGCGTGACGGTACCCGCCAGTGTTTTCTCTGCTGGAGATCCGGTTTCAATTTATAATAATTCCGGTTCTGCCCAAACGGTTACGCAAGGCGCTAGCGTGACCATGTACCTTGCTGGAACGGCGACAACTGGAAATCGCACACTTGCTCAACGTGGCATCGTTACTGTTCTATGTGTTGGCACTAATACATTTGTAATTAACGGCGGCGGATTAACATGACCATTCAGCAAATGATGCTTGCCGGGAGTGGACTGCTTGAGTTCAACGTCACGATTGCAGCAGATACGACCAACTATAACCTGCTCACCGTTCTGCAAGCCGCTCCATACAATTGGAACAATGTAAATCCCGCCAGGGTTACGGTGACCATCAACTCTGCGGTTCAGGTGACGTCTACGTCAACTGCCACACCGGCTTTTACCACCGGTTCGTTTGTGGCAAATTCATTGCTCTATATTATCAACACCGGCTCCATCAAGGGTAAGGGCGGCGCGGCTGGTAATGGTGGAAATGCTGTTTGGAATGGCAGTGAAAGCCCTGGCACGGCTGGCGCTGCTGGCGGCACTGCTCTCAGTATTGCGTCTTCGTTATCAGGCAAAGTAACGATCACCAACGGTAGCGGTGAAATCTTTGGTGGTGGCGGCGGTGGCGGCGGTGGCAATGGTCTTAATTACTATACGGGTTCTGGTAAAGATACTTATGAAAATTCTGAAGGTGGCTCAGGTGGCGGTGGTGGTGCTGGCACGGGCGCTGGCGGCTTAGGCGGCAGCGGATCAAATGCCAATCCAAATAACTACAATGGCGATTCGGGTGATGCCGGTACGACATCAGCGGGTGGCGCGGGCGGCTTGGGTACTGGAGATGGTAATGCTGGTGGTAATGGCGGCGGATTTGGTGCTGTAGGTGCTGCTGGTAACACAGGTGGCGCAGGCGGCGCGGCTGGCAACGCTATCGCTTTAAACGGCGGCTCGGCCCCGACTTTTATTTCTGGCAATGATGGTACCCATGTTAAGGGGGCTGTATCGTAATGAAAATTCTTCTTGGTTTTACCGGCGGCGTTGATAGCACCTATTTGCTGCACAATCTGCTGACCGAAACGACACATGAGGTGACGGCTTTCTTTATGGATTGCCGAAGCTGTGAGACAGAGCTTGATTTTACACAAGTCCAACATGCCGAGATTCTCGTATCGCAGCGCGTGATCGACTGGTTTAAAGTCAATGCTCGTCCCTTTGAATATCGTATCGTTGTTCCGGCTGAAGCTAAAGTTGGCGAATGGATGACGCCGACGTTGATGCGGACGGTGGCTACAATCATGCCAGAGGGCTTTGATGCGTTCTACACTGGGCGCACCATTGAAAATACCCGTGAGCATCTTGGCGCAAAGACTGCTGGTTGGTATCAAGAGCTATTCGCTGAAGGCGGCGTTGGCGAGATGCGTCACCCGCTTCAGGAGTGGAACAAGAGCCGTCCCCACGCTTACGCCGAGCTTCCCGCCGACCTCATTGCTTTGATGGTCTCTTGCAATGATCTCAAGATCATTGATGGCGCGATTGTTGAGTGCGGCAAATGCGCCAAGTGTACTATGGCTGCTGAGATCAAGACGCGCCTTGCTGCGGGTGAGAACGTCGAAACCATCGTAGACGACCAGAACCGCAAGCGCGGCGTGGGCAAGTATGCTACTCTTGCGCCACAACCTCGATATGGGCGTAAGGTAGTCCCGCAGGGTTACATCATCCCAGAAAAATGGATGTAAAATAACAACGCTACGCTCTAAGGTATTGATGTATATGAAGTATGATATTTTAGAGGGCGTCAGATTTGTTGGCGACCTCAGTCTGCAAGACGCTTGCGTGCTGGTCGAGTATGGCCGCAAGTCCAAAAACATCCTCGAGTTTGGCGCTGGCGGCAGCACGCAAATATTCGCGCAGTGTCTGCCGGCGCGGCTGGTCACTGTCGAGACGGATCCGCGTTGGATTGATCGAACCATGTCTCGCGTTGCCATGCTCGACAAAAAGACAGAACCCGCATTTGTCCCGTTTGACTATTACCCGACAAACTTTGCCGCTGATCTGATCTTCGTAGACGGCGCTTCAGAATTACGGGGCAAATTCTGTCTGAACACATGGGATCAGTTGAAGGCCGGCGGCGTCATGATCTTTCACGACACGCGCCGCCCTGAATATTTTCAGCATGTGTTGAACCTATCGCATAAGTTTTTTAATGAGATAGGACGCATCGACGTAAACGCGAACCAAAGCAACATGACCGTTGTTCACAAGGGCCCGCGTCTTAGCTATGTCGATTGGAACCAGACCGAAAGCAAGCCGGCTTGGGCTTATGGAAACGCAGAACATCCAGAGAAAGATACGTTGTGGCAAATAAACGATTGAAAATATGTGTCTACGCCATCAGCAAGAATGAAGAAAAGTTTATTGAAAGGTTCTGCAATTCTGCAAAAGATGCAGACCTGATCATGATTGCCGACACAGGCAGCACGGACGGCACTGTCGAAACAGCCGTTCGCTGTGGCTTACTTGTTCATGAAATTTGCATCACGCCATGGCGCTTTGATCTGGCACGCAATGCGGCTCTCGCGTTGATCCCACGCGACATTGACGTATGCATCAGCCTCGACATCGACGAGCTGCTGCAACCCGGCTGGCGTGACGAGAT